TTTGCCATCGGTGCCGAGCCGCGCGGCATTGTTCGCGTCGGTGCTGACCGCCGTAGGCCCGGCCGGTCCCTGTGGTCCCACCGGGCCTTGTGGCCCGGTCGCTCCAGCCGCTCCGGCCGCTCCGGCTGGCCCCTGGGGGCCTTGCGCGCCGGTAGGCCCAACCGGTCCTGGCACCGTCGAAGCGGCTCCGGCGGGGCCTTGGGGGCCTTGCGGACCGGGTGTCGTCGAGGCCGCGCCGGTCGCGCCGGTATCGCCCTTCGGACCGGCGGGGCCTGCCGGTCCAGCCGGCCCCTGTGGTCCCGCCGGCCCCTCCGGCCCAGGCGGTCCCGCCGCGCCGCCGCCGCCCTCGCCGCGGTTCGCGTCGCAATAGTTCTTGGTCACGACCTCGTTGGGATCGACCGGCTCATACGCCATTGTTTGCCGGCCCTCGACGTGGACCAGCGGCGTCGTCACGAGCACATTGTCGGAAGCGTTGACCTCGACTTTCGGGACGGTCGTCGTGTGCTTTCCGCTCGCGGTAACCGAGACGTTGCCGCCGTTGGCGAGCTTTAGGACGCTCTGGCTGTCGCTGTTGTCATACAGCGCGACCTCGCCCGGATTGAGATTCCGCAAGCGGTGCTGCTGATTGCCGGTCGCGACGATGACGCCATTCGACCGGTCGCCGCTCGCGAAGGATGCGATTGCGTCCGATCCCGGTATCGCATGCGACGCGAGACCGTAAATCTGGAGCACCGGCATCGCGTCGATGACTTCGTTCGGAAAGCCCCGGACCTGTGCGCGATGAACCGGACCACTATCGTCGGTCGCGGTTATTTTCATTGTCCCGACCGCCATCCTCGCCCGGCGATACAGCCGATCGGCGACACTCATGTCGCGACCGTCGCGGTCGAGGGCGTGAAGGTCGTCGGCGGCGAAGCGTCGGCGTTCGGCTTGGTCGGGTTGTTCTTGTTGATGTCGTCTTGCGTCACCAGGACGTTGGGCGAGGTCGGCTCGACGCTGAACGCCTCCGGGGGCCACAGCCCCAGGTGGGCATGCTGTCCGCTTTCATCGCGCAGATAGGTGACGGTGCCGATTAGCCAGTCGCGATGCTTGAGCTTCAGCGCTTCGGCGTCGATCGGCGCGAGCTTGTTCGGCTCCCAGAGCTTGCCGGAAGCGTCGCGCCAAGCGTCACAGGTGACGGTGAAATTGAAGCTCTGGCCCCAGCGACGGTTCTTTTCCCAGATCGCGCGCTTGCCGGCGAGCGGCGTGCCCAGCACGAACTGTTCCGAGATCACATAAAGCTTGCGGAAGCGCGGCACTTCGTCGTCACGGACGATCTCGCCGACGCCCGGCATATTAACGCCCGCGTCGGTGCCGAGTGCCATCATCGAGATCAGGTGGCCCTCATACTCGGAATAGCGTTGATCCATCGAGAACATGACATCGGCCGTCTCGACGTTATCGCCGATCCGAAAGCCCGATCCCATCGCTTCGGTGCCGACCTTTGCGAGCATGATCGAGCCATCCGGCATATCGTAAACGATCATTTCCGAATAGCGCGTAATGCGGTCGATGATCTCCCAGACGGTCTCGCCGAGATTGATATTGAATTGCGGCACCTGGATGCCGTCGCCGGCCGTGCTCTGGACATCGACGTGATACGGCGCGGCGAGCTTGCGGACGATATCGAGCGTCGTGCCGTTGACTACTTGCATCCCTTCCTTGCTTTCGCTTCCGGCCGATGTGCCCTCGACCAGTGCCGAGCAATCAACCAAGTCCTCCGACTTGCTCCGGCCCTCGACGCGGATCGTATGCTGCGACGCGGAGATCGAGGACGTGTAGCGATCGACATAGCCGGTCAACACGAGATCGGCGCCGATCTTAACCGTGCAAGGCTGGCCGGGCTTGAGGTCGATGTCGGCGGCGTTCGGATAGCGCTCGGTCGCCTCGATCGAGAACGAAGCCGGGATCGCGGCGAGCGGTCGCGTGACCGAGACCCGCTGCCAGCCGGTAACGGTCTGATTGCCCACGGTCAGGCTCAACACGTCGGTCGAGCCGGGTGGCGGGCCATGCGAGACGACGCCGTGCGCGATCGCGCCGCTTGTGTCGTTCATTGGTTCAGCGCCGGAAAGCTAGTCGGCATAAACAGCGGATGCGGCGGATCGGCGGACGCAACAAGGCCCGGCTCGCGCGGCGTATCCTGGTAGAGCGTCCAGGCTTCGGCGAGCGATGGCATAGGCTGGCGGGTCTCGATCTCGACCAGCCATGCGAGACCGGCACCGCGCACCGCGAGATCGAGCGCGACCGCCGCGCGGAGATCGCGGAGGGCCTGATAGGTCGCGTCGCGGCCGGCGTCGCCGGCACGGGTCGCTTCGGCGTCTAGCGCGTCGCATACGGCGTTGCGGACCGCCATCGCGTCTTGGTAGCTGACCGGGCCATATGCCTGCGTAGCCCCCGCCAAGGCCGCGCAAGCGGCACACCGGAGATTGCTCGCGATTGCGTCAGACGCGGCGCGCGCGTTGATCGCGAGCGGACCGGTCCCGCCGATCGGTGGCGGCATCCAGCCGGCGAGTGGAAGCAGGAGCCGGATCGCGTCGGCGGGATCGTTGGCGGACGCCGCGACCGCGTTCGCGAGATCGACCGAGGCGGCGGCGAAAGCGTCCGATTCCTTGCTCACAGAAAGCTCGCCAGATGGTTGACCAGGGAGCCGGTCGAGTAGACCAGCGAGCGCGCTGTTGTCGCGGCGCCGAGAACGCCGTTGATCGTCGCGGTTACCGGCTGGAGCGTCGAGCGGCTTCCGGTCGCGTAGCGTCCGAAGAAACCGGTCAGGCCGCGCACGCTGTTGAATATCCGACCGGCGTCGCAGACCAGACCGGTCGCCATCCCGACATAGTGGCCGACCGTCGAGATCGCTTCGTGCGCGACGTTGCCGACACTCGATAGCGTCGAGCCGAGATCGCCGGCCGAGGCGATATTGAGCTTGCCAACGGCGGCGAGCACGTTCTGTCCGGTCGCGGTCGCGGTGCTCGGATAGAGCACGTCGCCCGCAACGATAAAGGTGAACTGAAGCTCGACGACGCGACCGCGCTCGCGGCGATCGGCGCAGCCGAATTCAAGCAACACGCACTGGATCGAGCCGAGCGTCGGATGGACCAGCGTCCCGGCGCCGGCCTGCTCGCAGGCTTGCAGCATAGCGTCGCGCTGTTGATAGCAATCGTCGCCGACAATGAACGCCTGGATGGTGAACCGGCGCGGAAGCTTGCCTAGGTCCTCTGCCCAGGCGTCGTCGCGATAGGGATATTCGTGGATCGCAACGCGCCTTCCGGCGGCGGTATCGCCGGCATCGAGGACGAAGCCGACGCCGCGCCACGAGCCGGAAGCCCAGGACTGGCCCGAGGTATCGAAGGTCTGCGAGCCGCCGAAGCTCTGGCCGATCCGCGCGACATCGTTGACCAACGAGCCGGTCGCACCGACGACGCGATTAACGCCGGAGATCGCGCCGGCAATCGGACCGAGGAAGCCGCTCATATGTCCGCCATGTTCTGATGCTCGACGCGGACCGGCGCGACGTTGACCGCGCCCGATCCGCTCGCGGTTACCGCGCTATTCGGCGGCGGGTTCTTGTGCGTTATGTTGACATCGACGGCGCCGTTGAGCGGCTTAGGCGGCGGAACGGCCGGCGCGGCCGGCGCTGGAGGCGCGGCTTTGCCGCCGAGCTTTCGGTGTATGTCCTGAAGGCTCGGGAGATAGTTCGACGCGGTGGCGTAGCCGCTCCGGCCTTGCGCTTGAAGCCCCTCCTCGACCGATCCGGCGGCGAGCACGCCGGCATAGTGTCGCGGGTTCTTCTTTAGAAAATCGACATAACCGGCGGCGGCTTCCTCTTTGCTTCCGAACGTCGCGAAGCTCGCTTGCGTTGTATAGCGTCCGCCCGCACCTTCCTCTTGCGTCGAGACCGGCGCGCCGGCACCGCCGACGCCGCCGCCCGACTTGATACCATAGACGTTGAACCCACCGGGCGTGCGCGTGCCGCCACCAGACTCCAGGACGGCTTGCGTCGCGCCGACTTCGGCGACGACTTCGGGATGCGGCACGCCGGCCTTAACGGCGGCGTCATAGATCAGCTTCCGCTGCTCATCATAGAACGCCGACTTGCCGCCAGCGGCGCCCAATGGCGCGACCGGCGCCCCAGGCGCGCGCGAGGGCGGTGGCGCGATCG